GTTAATATGTAAGCATCTGCATGTTCTGGCATTAACATGTGAGGCACAACATCATACTGATGATTTAGTAATACTCTTAACTTTAACTCACCTTCGATTGGAATAATCTGCACAGTGTTTTGAGCTTGTAATTTAAAGTACTGATTAGATTTTAACATCATTGCATCAACATTCATTGATTCATAAAGCTCTTCTAAGAACATGGCTTGTTCTTCGCTCACTCCTGTAAATGTGCGCTTAGGACATTGCATGTAAATCTTTGCCTCTTGATTTACAATTCTCTTACAAAGATTAATTGCACTAATAACTGGCAATGAGTTGATGTCATCAGCACCATAGAAAGCTTGTAGATGTTGTTTAACGAATGGCAACATGCGATCCATGTAAACTTCAAATTGCTTTAGAGATAATTGTTTTCTCTCTAAGTTTTCAAATGACTTAATCTCTTGAGCAATCTTTTTTAAGATAGCTGAATTTGCATAATTTAAAGACATTATTTATTTCCTTCCTTGAAACTCGACCTTAGCAACACTTGGATTAATTGGATCTAGTGCCCAACATGCATATCCTAAGCAATCAGAAATATGCGTCAAGTGCTTATTAGGTCCTGATTGATCGAGCTTATTATCTTTCCATGATACTTTTTCTAAGTCGTTAATTAATTTCCTACACTTAGGATCAATGATAATCCTGTCTTGTTGGAATAGTCTATTAACATTATTCACCCTATCAAACACAAAAGGATTTCTTGTTGGCATTATTCTAAATCCTGCTTGCTCTAAAATATTAAAGTCTGACATTCCAGATGTCTTTCTATTTGCACCAGTGCTATCAGGAATAATTGTAGAGCCTTTTAATCCTTTAATATTTAACTCACTTGTCATTTTGTATGTGTCTGAGTTTTCTAAATAAACCTCATCAAGTATACATAGCTTGTTGTTGATGAGTTGAATTATTGCTGCTGTCATTGGTGAAACGTTAAAGTCCATTCCAATAAAAATAGTTCCTGGTTGTTTAGAAACTGGACTAACGTGTTGATCTCTTCTGAATGAATAATAAACTTGGCCATCTGATTCATCGTTAAACTCACCATTAAGAAATCTGTTTCTTTCTTTTTCAGGCATTGCCTCTAATAATTTTAAATAATCAGAATCAATGTTTTCAAGATTATCAATTGGGTTCATTTGAAAATAAGCATAGTCATCTATGTTTTTTAATGGCACGTTTTCTATTGGGTCTAATTTATTTATGAATACTTGGTATGGCCATGTAGCTTTAGTTCCTGGGTTCATATCATAATAAACTTTTTTCTTAAGCTCATTCTTTTCAGCTAGCCTTGTAAGTGCTACTTGTACTGACGAATAATCAATCTGGCTTATTTCATTAAAAAATATACTGCTAAACTCTTGTCCTAAAATCTTTTCAACTCTTTCACCTGTGTCTAAACCACCAAAAAATATCTCTGATCCGTTTGGAAGTATTGCTACATAATCAGTTTTATTCATCGTGTATTTAAGATTAGGGAAACACATGCTCATAACTTTAGGGAACGTGTCCATTACAATAGATCTTTTAATGTGATTAAAGTTTAGTCTTAAAATACAATGTCTAGACTTTACCTTTGCAGCTCTAATTATAATTGCATAAATAATTAAAAGAGACTTACCAGCCCTTGAGCCACCAGATAGAGCAACGTGTTTTGCGGGTCCAGCTAAAACTACGGTTGCTTTCTTTTGTGCTAGTGTCTTTTTAAATTCAGATTGCATTAATTCTTTTATCAGCTATATTGAAATACTCTTCATTAAGCTCAATGCCGATAAACTCAAAGCCTAACTTCTTTGCAGCAATTCCAGTGCTACCGCTGCCCATAAATGGATCTAACACAATGCCTTTTGGTTGTGTCACTAACTTGATTAAATATTCCATTAGTTTGATTGGTTTTACAGTTGGGTGATGATTTGCTTGTGGAATACACGGGTTTTTATCTCCATTAGTAAAGCAATCATGTGAATTTGATTTTGATGATTCTAAGGAATATTTTTGTTTTAAATCCAATTCATCAAGCCCTGCATTTCGTTCGCGCTTACTTGCTTTTGCTACATAGAAAAATCGTGATGCGCCGCCTGAATTTGCAGGACCGAAATCTTTTTCATTTCTATTTGCAGTTTTCCAACCACCAGGTTGAACAGTATTAGCAGATTTTCCTGTTTGTTTAAATGATCCACTCTTTAATAGTCCGCTCTGTTCATCAAGCGTCTGAGCTGCATTTTCATCAAATATTACATTTGCTGGCCATCGGCCTTGGGTATGTTGATTGTAAATAGTGTCTCTGTATTTTTCTGTATTGTCTGATTTGTAAGAGTTGCTTTTTATATTCTGGTTTGTTGTTGAATTAATCTTGTCCGATGTTTCAATCCTAGTCCCATCAATATTTAAAGCACCTGTTCCATACTTTAAAACATTTTCAGCAACTGTTAAGCCCTTTTCTAAGGGCTTTCTTGCAACACAAATTGGTTCATTCGCTGGCTTTAAGGCCGTGCCCCATCCTTTAAATTCACCTTCTTTTATATTATGTGATTTAGGAAATCCAGATCCGTAAATCCATTGAATACAATCTCTAATTTCAAACCCTGCATCCTCAATAGCAACAACAAGACGATGATAAGTCCTAGTGCCACCGAATGATAATAGATGACCACCAGGTTTTAAAACTCTAATTGCCTCTTTCCATATTTCTATTGAAGGCACATCATAATCCCAAGATTTACCCATAAACTTCAGTCCGTAAGGTGGGTCTGTAACTATAGAATCAACTGAATTTTCTTTCAGTTTTTTCATTTCATCTAAGCAATTTCCGTTAATATTCATAGCTCTTCGTCATCTTTTTGGATCTTAATTGAAATGCTACCTTCTGGGATTTCTAACTCTCTCTTATCGCGCCACTCTGAAGGCTGTCTATTCTTTAACCAAAAGATCATAGATGTGGGATCTGGTGCAAAATGCTCAATGTATTCATGTTCAATTGTCTTACCAGTCTTTGCGTCAAAGAATATCTTAACTGACTTCTTTGAATAACCAGTAGCTCGCTTAAAAAGAGATGCCTCAACTGCCTCATCAGCAATTTCCTTTGCCTCTTTTAGGGCGATAAAAAAGTCATCATCTTTTTTTTTCCAATTTTTAACTGTTTGCTCAGTAACGCCTAAAACTTTAGCAACTTGTGCATCAGTTAGGCTTTGCTCATACATTCTAATTATTTGCTCTTTAACAGCATCCGTTAAAATGCTAGGTCTACCCATTGCCATTTATTACCTCATCCACTGGAATATGATAATCGACACACAGTGTCTTTATGCGTTAATTAGACATTAAAACTTTTTAATGTGTCAAGAGATACCTTAACCCCTGTTTTTTGATGGGGGTTAAGTATGTTGCTTAGGAATAAAGGTTACAGTCTCTAATCTCAATAGTGAAACGTCTATCTGCTAGTTCAAAGAATAGAGTATCGTTTGATCTAACAAATTGTGGTGGCTTGTTTTCTACATCTACAAGGCACTGGCTTAAGCAATGCACTAGTAGCTTTACAATCATGTTGGTGTCTATTTCAGTTAGGTTTATTTCTTGTTCTGAATCGAACAAGTCATCCTCTTCAATTGAGTTTGCTTTTGCCTTTGTTTTGCTCATTAAAACTCCTATTGCTAGGTCCAAGTTTAATGAACGATGTAGACTTTGGCATAGATAAAGTAATATTAGCCTCATAATCTAGACTATTTGCAATTCCAACATTGTCTAAAATGATTTCAACTGGCCCATCGATTAGAAGTCTATCGCCTTTTTTAAGAGCTGTATAAAGGCATGATTCTTTTAATATACTGATTTCTTTTTTCATTTAAAAACTTTTATGTCTTTCTCTAATGCCTCGTCAAGAGTGCTTAATTCGTGTGGTTGGATTGTAATGAACACTTTAAGTTCATCTTGTATTGATTCTGAAATTACTTTCTCACAATCACCTGCAATAAAGTTACAATCATTTATTTCAAGCAGGCTTGCAATGGCATCATGTAGTTGTTTAATCCTGTTATGCACATCATTTATTCTAAAAGAGTTTTGTGCATCCTTTGCCTTTGTTACAATCTCACTCTTTGGATAAGAGAAATAAGCATTAACTCTAAGCCCTGTTTGTTTAACACTTAGCCATTTATTAATTATCTCTTTTGCACCTTTATAGAATTCTTGATTAGCAAGCTTATGGTTTAGAGCATTTTGTAGGTACGTTCTAGCCTTACCTGATTTAATCATTCTGCCATTTGCCACCGTTAGAGATTCATTCACACTTGGTGGCATTGGAAACCATTTAATTAAGATCATTTGTTTATCATTCATAACCTTAATTGCATATTGGTGTAAGATCTAAATCAAGACAATTCGTTCGCAACTTTAATCATTAATTCAACAACTCTTTTAATCTGAGCCTTAGTTACTGTTTTCTTTCTTTGTTTTTCATAGATAAGTTTAATAAGTTGCTGGCGTTTTAATTCTGATGAGACATCCATTTTCACTCCTAAGTAAATTAAGTCTATACTGCATTTCCTTACCAGTGCTCATCCTTACCCACACCTTACCAGTAGAGCCATGCCGTAGTATTTCTACTATCTCACCGACTCTAGTGACTGTGGTGTTAGCGGTCTGGTCTTTTATAATTACTGCCTTCATTTATTTTCTTGGTTGGTAAGAGTTAGTTGCACCAGGTGCAAAGTTTTTAATTTCCTTTTGTAGTACTGCTTGCTGTACTTGTACGACTGCTGGTGTTTTGTCATCTACATCATCAGCGTGTAAATCACCGCCCTTATGCCAAAGATCAAGAGCCGCCCCGAATCTCATCGCTGCATTTCTTAGTGCGTCGCCAATTACTTCTTTTTCTCTAGAGCCAATTTCTTTAAAATTAGAAAGCTCTGCGTTTCCATAGCCAAGTCTAGTTACACCACAAATTGTTAACTTAATCCAAAGACCACCAGTTGAATCAAATGCTGGCAATCCGTTATTAAGAGCAAGTGGTTCCCAATACCAGTTAGGATCTGCCTCTAATAATCTATCTGTTAAAGCAGCATGACCAACATAATCTAAATGTTTAACTTCTTTAAGATGCCAACCGCCGCAAACTTCACATCTAATACCTTTTTTAAAATCAGCTTTAAGAGCATCTGTTTCTGCTTTTGATGGCTTAGGCAATTTACTTATTTGATTACTTGGAAAAGGCTCGCGCATTAAATCCAAACCTTTTGGTTTACTAACTTTACTATCCATACTGTCTCCTTGTTTAGTTAAATTTCGTTTATTAATATCTCTTGAATGCCGCTGTAGTTAGGTGAATGTTTACTATCATCATGCGCACATTTCAAATACTTCTTTAATGTTTCATCGAACAAATCAAAGCCATACTCTAACTCATGTTGTGGGATTTGTATTACTCTCACACCATAAGGCTCTACAGATTCTTGAAAGATTAGGTAAAAGTTATTAATCATCTTACCTGTTAAAACTTTGTGTGCTGCTAAGTATGCTGCTGCTTGAAACTGGTATTTGTACTTTCTAAGATGCATTCTAATATTTGTGTTAGTGGCAAACTCGCCAATGGTCTTATAGTCTGCTAAGAAATCAACGCCTATGATGTCTGGTCTAAATTTAAAAGTTACTGGTTGTTCTGGATTGTATTGATTATGTATTTTAATAATGCCAGTGCCTTCTATTTTAACTGCCGTTTTCATTATCGCATCTGCCTCATGTGATGCCACAAAGTTAGCATTCATTTGTAGCAAGGCGTCCCGTTCATCATCCCAGATAAATCGATCAATCTCGGCTAGACTTTTAGCTTGCTCTTTACCCTCTTTACTTCTGCCATCTATTTTCTTAAAGCTAGGAATGCTTAAAACGTCCGTGGCTTGCAAATTAACTTCATGGGCAATCTTACCAAGCTTAAAGGCATCTGACTTGTATTCGGTCTTTAACAGAGCCTGATACTGTGGCCAGTTAACACCGATTAGTTTCTTAAGCTTTGATTGGGATAAATGGTCTAGTTTGTGGTAATCAGCATCTGCAATATCAAGGTATGACATTTTAATTCCTTATTTAGTTCAATGTTATGGGGATAAGGTGGATGTTTTTTAGGCACCCACCCGATCTTGTCGAAAAATACACTTTGATTAAGTAATACATAGGTCGTGTTTTGAAGTAAAACATTAATTTTAATATTGTGCTTGCGTGTTAGAGAGGAAACCAGCTTTACTTTTGGTAAAACTGGTTATAATTTGAATTTGCGATTTAAATTAATGATCTGATTAAACCTCAATTCATTAATCTTGTAAAGCAAAAAATATAAGTAAACGGCTTAATGCTAAGTTTCTGGGTTATTTTTTATCGCAAATCTCGAAAGAGATGTACTGGGCCAAAATCCTCAATCTTGAAGCTTTATAGCTGTGGCGCTGAGGGGGAATTTGCCACCCGTGGCTACCTACCTAGAGTACGAAGTGAATACTTCAAAACGAGTGTGGACATCGGGATGCCTTACTTAATCAAGTGATGCTTGGTTAAGGTTGTACGCTCAAGACTCAGAGGAAGCATGAATGCTTCAAAGAGTGGTGGGGGTAAGGGGGAACCCTTGCCTTCATCCCGCTAAGATCTAAAGGAATCATAAATGCTTCGATTAGAAAATGAAAGATTTAGAAAAAGGAATTATAATCAAAACAAGATAAAGTGTTTAGGTTTAGGAATTAAATCATTACCTTATCAGGTGTTGTTGCAGACTAGGGCTAAACTAAATAATTCTAACTTTAAAAGCGAGTTATGGTTTATCGAGTTATTAAAGAAACACATTACTTTTGAAGTGACTCTTTATCGAAACTTTCCAGTTTTAAATAGGTTTTATTTAGATTTTCTTTTTAAAGAAGTTAATATAGGAATTGAGATAGATGGCGCATCTCATTTTGGTAAAGAAGAGTATGATAAAAAGAGAGATGAGTTACTTAAAAAAGCAGGTTATTTAATTTATAGAATTAATCATAACGATGAATGTAGCGCTATGGAGATTATATATATTATAAATCAACATATTTCTAAAACTATTAAAAAAGTTATTGAAAGAAATAAAACTGAAAAAATAATAATTTCTAGAAAAAGAAAAGAAAAAAGGTACTTTAAATCTGAGGTTAAAAAACAGGTCAAAAGAACTAAAAATGCAGTTAAAAGTTGGGAAGCTGCTGGGCTAGACGTAAATAAAATTAAATCATGGTATAATTTAAAATGACTAAAGATGAATTCTGGAAAGAGTATCAAAGATTAAACAAGGCATTTACTGCTGAGTTTAGAATCGATGATGTTCGAAAGATGGCAGTTTTATTTGATATGATGAAACCACTAGACAGAGCGTTTTGGTCTAAGTTAGTGGCAAGGATTATATTAACCAACAACCCAAAGCTAGATATTAAGGCGGCTGTAGTTGGTGAGATAAGAGCCATTAAATCTGCACAAGAAACTAAGATAATGCTTAATCAAGAAACAGTGGTAAGCGATGACGCATTAGAAAAGCATTTAAGCGCAATTGGTGTATCATCTTTAGTCGATTGCCTGTCCCAAAATAAGACAGATGATAATAAGTAGTTTACTTTTTGTATACAGTGTAGTATCCTATTAACAGATAGGAGATAATATGAAAAAATATGCACATAACTTTAATGAAGTAAAAGCCTTGGTAAAAGAAGCTATTTTAAATGGCACAATCTATGACTTAGATAACACAGAATGGTTAACTCATAATTCAGAGCTTCATATTTTGGATATTTACATAAATCAAAATAGAGAAATCATTGGAAGGTCATATAATAACACTAAAGGGTCTATAAACTTTACTATTTTGGGGGTTATATGAAACACATCGACTTAACAAAACCAATGCAAAACGGACTAGCTGAAATAATGGTTTCTCAAGAGTCTAACAATTTTGGAGATCAGATCCTTACATTAAAAAAGTACTTACAAAGCGAACTAGTTTCTGGTTACCAAGTAATTGATCAAATGATTAATCAAGAGGGTAGCTGGATTGATTTAAAAGAAATGAAGTCATGGGCGAAAGAAAAGGGGTTATAATATGAAATCAAAAAACAAAGTTAAAGATTCAAAGATAGTTTATTCATTCAGGGTTGAAGAGAGTTTGTTAAAAGATGCCGAGGCACTTGGGTTTTACTTACCTGATCTTTTTAAAGCTGCGTTACTTAAGGTAATAAGCGCAAATGACGAGAGAGAGGCCATAAATAAAAGCCTTAGGGATCAAGGTGAGCCAGAGCTTGGCAAGCTGCACGAAAGAAACAAACAAAAGCCTTTAATTAAAAAGTCTGCAAAAAAGAAGTAATTTTATGAAAACTGAAATAAAAATAACCGCATTTATTTGTTTACTTCTGCTGGTCTTTGTTTTAAACATGCTCTTACATTGAACATTTAACTAAACAAGGACCTTTATGATTTCAGCAGCACAATCTAAAAACATAGAAATTCTTAACCTAATCTTAGGAAACTCAACGCTTAGTGTCTTTAACGACATCTTTAACGCCTCACCAGTGCGTGGATACTTCGAGGCTATTCAATGGATAGAGATTGAACCAAATGTCACCACAGCCCAAGAGCTTTACGATAAAGGCCAATTCAGAAGGCTGGTCGGTGATTTTGAAGTTGGACGTGATTATGTGTCCAAACTTTTCATGTGGAACGACAAAATACCAGCACCAAGCCTAGGTTACTGCATTTATTCTGTTGATAAAGAGGGCATTGTTAGCCTGGTTGCGTCAAACCATGATTCAGGTGATTGATGCGCCAAAAGAATCAGTACAACAACCAATACTGGTATGTGTATGTCACTTACGATAATTGGTTTGTTCTTAAACAAAACCCACACACAGACATAGCCCGTGGCCCATTTACAAATATTAAGCATTTAAAAAAAGATTTATTACCTAAGTTAAGAGCAGAGCGAGATTTAATCATTAAACAAATTGGCAAACTCTATACTTTAAAGAATGGGGATATATGAAACTAACAGAAAAACAAATACAGAAATTAAAAGAGATTAGAAATAACCAAGCACAAGATTACTTAGACGCTGGTGGCATGGCTAGTATTTATCACACATTTCAACATGGCTTCGATGCTTGTCTAAGAGAGATTCAAAAGCTAAATGAATCAACTGTGTGTGAACATAGTGGTGTTCAACTACAACAAAGCAGCAGTGTTTCGTGGGATCTACAAAGCAAATGAGCGAGAAAATAAGAACATGGTTTGTAACAAATGAATTTTGGCCAAAAGCAAATGAGCAGCACTATGCATTTAAATTCAAGCCGCCAGAATCACAATATGGAAAGACATTTGAAGTAGTAATGAAGTCAGATTACGACCTACTGATGAAAGATGTTGAAGGGTTGATTGAGGTATTGGAAAAATACGCAAATAAAAATGCTGAGATAATTAAAAAAGATAAACTAGACGAGTGGCTTAAAGATAGTCGAGCAAATCCAGATAATTTTATTTCTGGAACGCTTTATGTATTTGGCTTAACTAATAATTTAGCTAGAGAAGCCCTTACAGCTTGGCAATCGAAATATGGAGATGGGAAATGAATATTATAAAAGAAATTGAAACAAGAAACATTGAGGCCGCAAAATGTTTATATAAATATGATAATTTAAAATGGACAGTGTGGACTCAAGACGGACCAAGCGATGATACAATGCTTGTATGTGATGATATTAACACTGGAATTTTATTTTGCGAATTACTTGGATACACGTTCTATCCTCTACACTTAAGATATTTAAAATCAAGCGGATGGGTTTGTGTCGGAGAATTATGATTAAATCATCAGTCTACTACTCACAAGACACAGATCAGATTTATTTAATAACACCTATTTATGTCGAGCAAACTGAGTCGATTGACGGTGAACTTTATGTAACGTCAATTACAAATTACCAATCCATAGGCTATGCTTGTAATGATGGATCGGTTCCAGTTTTGTTATCACCTGCTGCACTTAAATGTTTTGAGTATATAGGTGAGCTGTGAAAATTTATCTGCGGGACACAGTATACTATATTTTAGAGACAGATGAATTTTGGGTTTCATGGTGCAAAGTTGGAGACTTTGTAAGAAAAGATCACTTAGGTAATTGGAACTATATAGAAATAGGAGAATTATAAAATGAAATTATTTACAGAGGATGATTTTAAAAATTTAGAATATCATCAAAACACTAGACCTAGTTATGCTTATGCAGAATTTGCTAATGAAAAACTAAGTAAGTTGTTGCAAGACGCTACAGTAGTCTACTGCGATAAGGATGAATTACATTTTAGTGGCGTTGATGAGATTGGTTATACCCATAAGGGTTATTTGATTGGCGTTGAAGATTTACCTAAGAAAGAATGTAACCATGAGCCAAAAGAGGTGGTTGTAAATATAAAAGATACTATGGTTCAAGCTACTTTCAGCTATTCACCTACGGCCATATGCAAACATTGTGGTGTTCAATTAGTAGCAAATTGGAAAGATAAGAAATGAGTGAACAATGCACCACTCATCACAACGCCTGTTATTGCAGAGAAGTTAAGCTTAATAAAATATTATCACAAATTGAAATTACACTTGCCTTTGTGAAATCAGAGATTGTTGCAATTAATAACTATGACGAGACTAGATATAAAAGCATGACTGCGTGGCAAGAGATAGACAAGACACAAAAAGTATTGAAAGATTTTAGAAATGAACA